GTCGTGGAGTAAGTTGAAGAGCCGGACAGAACACCACCCGTAGGGTTCGTGAAGGACACATTCGGGTAAGCACCGTTAGGCACAAAGGCGGGTTGCTGACTGTCCGACCAGCCGTTCAGGGGCGTATTCAGAGAGCCATAGCCCGAGTTGTATGACTGGTAAGTGTCGTCCATCGTGGGGCAAGTGCGGGACTTCTTGTTGTCGGCATAAGAAGTCAGACGGAGAACTTGCTTGAGAATGTCGGAAGTATTCATCGTGGTCGTGGTGTCGTTGATGGTCGCGGTCATCGTACCGACGAGAGAGTGCAGGGGGAAGTTCGTTAAGGCACAGTCCTGACCGAAAGTCAGCACGGGCTGGTTGGTCGTAAAAGGAACGGTGATGGGGGCGACGCTGACGGCAAGGGGGCAAGTGGAAGTCCAATCCACGGCACGGTCAATAAAAACATTCTGCGAAGGCACATTAATATTGTAAGTGTGCTGGGTCGTGGTCTGCGAGATAGCCTGGAAAGGCACAGCCGTTAGCGATAATGCACCCTTATTCACAGCATAAGCGGGGCTGTGCTGAACGATGCGATCGTCGAAAACACTCTCCTTGGCGATGTCGGATGTAGCCATTCTATAACTTTAGCAAACATAAAAAAAATCCTTAAAACGCTACACCGGATATTAAGTTGTCTGGTTGCTCCAGTTCTTTTTGCGGAACATAAGTTTCAGGGACACGCTTGAGAGATTAAACATCTGCAGGGGGTAGAGTTGTCCGTCCAAGCGGTTCTTCCAGAAGACGGCGATATCCACCTGCCGGATTTCATTCATACCATTCTGGAAAGCCGTAATGCGGTATTCGGCGGTCGGGTTGTATTCAATAAAGCCACGCCAATCGGAAGCATTGTTGAGACCCAGAGAGATATCTGTGATGATGGGGTTGAAGGCGGACGGGGTCGTTCTCGCCGTTGTATTACTCGCTCCATACTGAACCGGAATGGTCTGCTGTTCGTTCGCCACCGGAAGAAGGGTTGTAGTAAATACAATACTTGCAACCGGAGACCAAAGAGTGCTATCGCTTCCATAGTCTTGCGTCATTACCACATAGTTCGGGGTCGTCGTAGTTAGCACATTCTGCCCTAAATAGTTATAGACCAGCAGTTCATTCGCAAGACCGGAGACTGTGGTCGTGCTGGGGGTTGTAATACCCTTACTGCCCCACCCGCCGGAAATCTGACCCGATAGACCCTTCGGCTGTGGGATTGTAGCCCAGAAACGATTTGCAAAGTTCGCAAACAGTCCATACATATTCGGATTGAAGAACAACTGATAGAACTGCGTCGCCGACCCGGAGTTGATAGGTGTGCCGAGACTATCCATACCATACGCTGTGCTGTCGTAATAAATGCTAAATAGATTGGTCGTGGGGTTGAAGAACATCTTCGGGGGGACTGCTGATAGCGTAGGAGCAGGAGCTACTCTGCCCCAACCACCGCTGTATTGAACTCCATTCACCGTAATAGGAGTTCCAACCGGGGCTACCCATAGCGTATTGAAAGCCGTCTGTAGAGCAGTGTTCGCCGTTGCAAATGTGTTATTCACAAGTTGAACCCACCAAGTATAGGTATATACCCAGTAGTAGCGAGTGCTTACATCTTGGTCGTTAATACCACCATACGCCACATAGTTCCAAAAAACGCTTGTTCCCGTAGGGGTCGCAGGGGGCGTGTTATTCAGATTGTTATTCTGCGTGGAGACCCACTGGCTACCAAGATAAGCCACTTGCTGGTTAGCAGAATAAGGCGTGGTACTACTCCAAGTAGGGGCTGATGGATAGGGCGGAACAGTCGGCACAGGGGCGAGAAACTGGTTCTGCGTCTCTGGAATGAACTTCACAAAGGTCTCAGGACTATATACGGAAATCGTCGTAGCCACACCAGAGCCGTTGTTGTATGTTAAATTAGCACAGAGTGTCGTGGAGTAGCAAGTGAGATTTACATCGGGGCTTGCTCCATCATTTCCAAGATTGTTGCCGTTCGTCAGAATAGTCGGAATGAAGAGCGGTAAGTCCTTTCCTGCACCGTTCATAGAGAAGCGGACAATAGAGAAGTTATACAGAGAACTATCCTTCAGAATGGGCGTATCTCTGTTCTCGTTGAACCGGATTTGCGGGTCGCTCAACTGACTATAGTTTGAATAGCCCGTGTTGTTGTTAATGATGTCGGCGTTCAAGTAGATGATGTCGGGGGACTGGTCGTCCTTCATCTGTTGCTGGTAAGACACCGAAGTGGAATATCGGTCAGCCATTCTATAACATATACTACTTTTTTATTATTTCAAAAGTTAATGCGGACACAAAGTCGTCTGGTTTCAAGCCCGAGTTCATTACCATATTGTAAAACTGGCGGAGCGTCTTCTTACGATGTAATAATCTTGCAACGACCCATCGCCCACAAGTATTGACGCTTTCCTTGTCTTGCTGGAATGAGTAAGTATTGAAATACACCTTCATATTGGACTTGCGAAGTAAGCGGGTCAGGTGTGGTTTTAGTTCATCAAGTTCCCGTAGTTTCTCTTTGGAGAGCCACTTACGGTCTGCGTCGGGAGCAGATCCGTAGGGGTCAAAATATTCAATCATATCTGTACTACGAATTAGCCCCGTCCAATGTCCCGTTTGGTCGTTCTCCGTTAAAAATAGAAGCACAGAGCGACCATCTTCATCAAAAATTTCTGTAATGTCTTCCACATCTTGCAGTTCCGGATAAGTCATAATGACCGTCTTGCCGAGTATCGCTTCTATATCGGCATCTGATAAGGGATATGCCTTAATCTGTGCGAAGTCCATCTATTACTCGTATGTGATTTATTTTAAAAACAAAACTACCCATTAGTAAGATGAATATCTTTGAGACACGAGCATATCCCCTAAACTATAGCACCGACGCTTTGCGTGTTATCAATATGATATCGTTTAAGGAAGGTGGGGCTGAAATACTTGGGTCAAGTGGTATAAGATCGCAACAATATGCAGGGGACTTTGACTTGTTTGAAACGGTCAAGGTAAAGAAGGTAGAAGAGTTTGTAAAACGCTTTCAAACCATAGTCGCCAATGTATCCAAGGCAGATGGTTGTTATGTTGGCGATATTAAGTGTGGGGAAGTCCCCGAATGGAAAGTATCTCCCGACAACGCGAAACCCAAACTTGATGAACTTCACAGGAAAGGCATCATTTCCGACGATGAACTTAAAGAAGCCGAAGCTACTTTGGGAAACCGCTTGACTGCAAAACGAGAGATAAAGTTCGATGTAGTCCGCTGGAAGCCCAGCGAAGTGGAAGTCGGATTTGTAATACTTCGTGATGGGCGTAAAATGACTTTGGGGGAAGCAGTTCTATCCGGTGGGATTATTAAGATGGATGTAGTTGCTTGGCTTGGTTGGCGTTATGTAGAGTTCAGTATCATCTATGATGTCTATGTTGCTGGTAAGCGTTGTAGTACAGTGGAGAAGGACTTCATCGGCTCTATGAAAGAAGACCTGCAGTATTACAAGGAAGCCAATCCATTCAAGTATCTCAAACGGCGTTTCTCATTAGCCAAGTATAACAAGGAAGTTCGTATGGGTGAAGAATTGTCGGCTATACTGAATGGCGACTTGGGAAGATTATATCTATTGTCGTCGGATATCGCGACCCTACTGTATTTGCTGGAGAACTTTGATCGCTTTGATGAAGAACATATTCATAAGGAACTTTCTGGATTTCGTATGCGAATGGGGAATGTCTATAGTATCCCAGCCTTTCTAACTGCCGAACCGAAGTTCCTGCAGACCCTATGGGACTTGGAGCATAAGAAGTTTAGCATAGCGGGATTTACAAAACCATTAGAGCAGATGAAGGAGAAGATTGATGAAGAACTCGCCAAGGCTTCCAAGTCTGTTCTGTTCCGGTTAGGTCTATAACCGATAACCGATAACCGATTGAAAACGGAATACTTTCGGGGAATGGTATTTGGGGGTATGGTTGGGTACATTACTGGGAAATATGGAAATCCAAATCTATACAACTTCTGTCTCAATCGGTTATCGGTTACCGGTTATTGCTGGAAATCTTTAGTGTAGCGTTTCTTCATACAAAAAAGGGGGGTGCTATGGAAGTATTTTATTTTGTTTTGTTTTCATTTGGTTTGTATTGCTTTTACTTATTCTCATCTACATCATCAAAGTATTGAGTTGCAGTTTCATACACTTCCTTCCAATCTACACTATTGATGATCGCGTCAGTAAAGGAAGCACCCTTCTTAATCATTTCAGTCTCCAGCAGGTAGTTCTCTACCCACTCCTTCATTATAGAAGAAGAACGCATTACTTCCTTTCTGAAATCGTTTGCATTATCCATTTCCTTATCCGCACAGAACATTTCATAATGCTCTTCAATAAGCGTAGAAACCCAGCAAGTAAGGTTATCGGTTTCATAGAACTGGGGCATTTTGTATAGGGCTGTATGAAAGTTATAAGGGCTGAATACACGGGCTTCTACAACTGCTTGTTTTGGAGAGACGGCGAACGGGGATTTTTTGCCGTCAATTTTTTTTTTGAAATCCGACAGCGTATATGCCTTTATGACGCTAATAACTTCAAAGACAAAACCTTCTTTGCATAAAGACCGAGTTCATTTAGCATCTGTATTATGCATATGCTAAATGCACTTTTATTATGACGGTAATACAGTTATAGACGCTGTCGGATTTGGAAAAAAAAATTGACGGCGAAAAAAACCGATACGCCGTCTCTCCAAAACAAGTAGTTGCATACAGCCGTGAATACATTTCATACAGCCCCCCCGTTCTCAAATGGAATACCAGGAGACCGAGCATTTCAAGGCGTTCCAGAAGCGTATTGCGGAGAAGTATAACGGTCTGGATGTATCCAAGCCGACGACGCTGGGCGTGGAGATGCCTGACCGCCTTCCTATGGACGCAAAGGTGAATGAGATCGTGATGTCCTTCCGCAACCACTACCCCGGTTTGACTGCAGAAGTTCCTATGGCTGATTGGCTGAATGTAGCCACCTTTGGTATGGAGACGGAGAACGCCTTGGTGGTACTACTGTCGTGCGTATCCGACTGCCTTTTCCACTATGAACTTGACAACAACTTCGAAGATGGTGATATGCGGATGGCGTATCTGACTATGAAGCGGTCTGCAGAGAAGATCGGTGATGTGAAGCCCTTTCTCGCCACTATCGGCAAGAACCGCAATGCTCGTGATTGGGCGATGATTACGCTCATCTGGTGCTTTGTACTGGAGCGGAACGACCGCTACTGGGACGATATCCTGAACCCTGCGGAGATGTTTGGGGAGAAAACCGAGTTGATGAAGAGTATGGAGAAGATGATCGTGTTCCGCAATGAGTTCAAGCGTCTTCACAACGCGGAGAAGATTGCTGGTATTGCAATCATTTATTCCAAGAACTCTTGGCTTATCCGCTTGTTTGCGGACAAGAAGAACTGGTCGGCTTAATCGCCCCCTTTAAAGACAAATGAAAAACACAATACATTCCAAATAAAAAATACAATACTTCCATAGCACCATTTTTCATTGGGGCTTTGGGACGCTAATAGTTGTTAGCGGGGGTGTGGAAGTGGATAAGTCCATAGACATTTCAGCCGACTTACCACAGCACACAGACCGTAGGCGGGTATGGCGGAAGTAATGATAGAATAGCCCTACAGCGACTGCAACAGCACCAATGATACCGCCACCTGCTAAACCACCAGCCAAGTCCATAGAAGGGATTGGGTCGGGGGAAGACATACTTGAGTTCATATACTATCAGTTAGTTTAATAACTTCGCTGAATGTTCGCTAATCTGGTATTGCGGGTAGTTCTTGCCGAAGCACACCCAGCGACTTCCCATACGCTTGAGTTGTGCTACTGCGTCCTTATCAAGCCCCAAGTGCGTCTCCAGGAGATACTTGAGCGGTTTGAATGCAGTGGCTTGGGGATATACTACAAGGTGGGTCATCTCGTTCAAAAT